GTCCATCCAGACCGATGCGACCATCCTCTTGCCACCGCCGCGTTCAAAAATCTTGGTACTTACTACGCTGAAGCCTGCGCCTCGCCAGACACTCCTCCCATATCTCCGTACCAATCCGCAGCTGACACTGTGTCTCTAGCCAGTGTCTCTACCGCCTCCCTGGACGTAGATAGCATAGTTGAATCCCTGGCTACACATCCCTTGCGCACATGGTTCAATTTCTCCCAGGACGAGGTGTTCGAACCCGACGACTTCTTCATGTTTGAGGAACCCGAGCAACTGGACCTCCCCTTCCCTCCCAATTCATGCTTGCTCACGGCGTTCTCAGAGAGGACAGGCGTCAGCACCGCCGATCTGTGGCGCACTCTGTGCCGCTATGGCCCACGACGTATCGTCCAGGACCCTCGCATCATTGATGCTGGTTTGTCAACAGAATGTCTTATCATACTGGCCTACGCTTACGATCTCCGAGTGCACATCATGGGAGAGGTTCCTGCAAATCATCCAGATTATGTGGGGGTCCGTCATCCCACTCAAAGCAATTTGCCGCTCGATGAGATCGTGATTTACATTGAGTTGGGCACAGCTGAGACGATGGGTCATTGGAGCTCGCGCACTTACACACCCTTCTTTGGGGCTCGCATGCCTTCTGTCAGTGCGAAGTACTCGCCTCCCCACCGCCCACTCACCGGTTTTGAGAAATACCTCAGCGACTCCGTGAATTGGTGTGGCGAAACGTGTCTTTCACCCTGGAAATCTTACAACACCAATGCCTCCCGCGCCAAAGCCTATGCACGAGACCTGAAAAACAATTGCACCGGCACCATAAAGCGCAATGAAGGTAAAGATTCTATCCCACCTGATTTCACCGCGCGGATGGATTCCATGGTCGACAACCATATCAGCCGTCCTGTTTTGATCAGCGTAGCTTATGGCGCTCCAGGTTCAAGTAAGTCTTCAGGCATCATCCAGGCACTCAGTGCGAATTGGACACGCAAGACCAATCTCTGGAAAATTTCAACGCCACGGAAACGCCTCAGAGACAGCATAACGGCTCAGATGAAACTTGGTTCTCTCAGCTGGAAGTGTGGGACTTTCGAAAACAGCATGTTCAAAACTGGTACAACCTTAATCATCGACGAAATCAGCCAAATGCCTCCAGGTTATGTTGACTATTGCCTCATTAAAGATTCCAGCATCCGTTCTGTGGTACTGATCGGTGATGTCACCCAAGGCGAGTTCCATGAGCCTAACGCTGAGTCGTCCCTCAATGCAGAAGGTTCGGAAGCGCTGTACTTCAAGATGTCTGATGCTCTTTACCGTCTCTACAGCAACAGCATTCCACAAGCAGTGTCCAACGCCATCGGATTACCAACTCGCTCGAAGGTCAAAGGTTTTATCAAGATGGCTCAGCGCCCCGATGCCTCATATCCTCTTGTCTGCGCAAGTGAAGGTGAACAAAAGATGTACTCAGCCAATGGTTACGATGCTTACACTTTCGGCACCGTTCAAGGCCAGCGTTTCGAGAACGCACCCGTGCAAATTTCCGTCTCCAATGCCACCGCGCAGATGGTTTCTCGAGGTCATTTCATTTCCGCCATGTGCCGTTCCAACGTCGGTGTCATATTCATTCATTCCGGCACCCAGCAAGCCATAAGAAGCATCTCCACAGACCCTTTTCTCTCCGGTCTTTTCTGCGGAAAGAATCGCTTCTATTATGCCGATCTGTTCCGTGATGAACTTACAGGTTTCAAGCTTCACACCCCTTCTGGCCTACACAATCCCAATCTTGCCACGCCTGCCAGACCTGCCTACGCACACTCACCCGTCAACACCTTCACCACCTTCAGAGGTGCGATAGAGCTCCCATACTTCCGTGCTCCTGACTCTCTCACTGCTCTACTCACATATGGTGATGAGGATCTTCCCGAGCACGTCCAGCATCCCACAGAGATCGAAAGGGGTCCTCCTACCTCCGGCTTTGAGGAAAGTGAGGAATACCTCATCCAGCAGTACGGTGACATACCCTCTCGTGAGGAACGGGAATCATATTATCGTGGGGAGCAGAGTCGGCAATTCGATGACACTCCTTGGTATGTCCGGCAGGGTTTGGATAGCACGAACGTTGAGCAACTCTTCCCCAGACAGAAAAACGATGACCTTGTAACTTCCCACGCCGCTATAGAGAAGCGTTTACGTTTTGCTCCGGAACACGTTAATCGCAAACGCTATGAAGCTCGCACTTTCATGGGCCCAATTCTTTTCGATGGCTATTGCCGCGCGACCGGCATAAACCCTTCCACCATTCCAGCCTTTGATGAGCTTCTTTACGCCCAGTGCATCCACGAGAATGAGTTTGTCAAACTCACCAAGAAGACGCAGCAAACCCTGGCCAACAACGCCGATCGCAGCGATCCTGACTGGCGCTATACTTTCGTGCGAATCTTTGTCAAGTCCCAGCTCAAGGTGAAGTTGGAAACCCTTGGCTCACCCTTCAAACCTGGTCAAACCCTGGCTTCTTTCCAGGACGCAGTCATCCTAGTAACAGGTCCTATGACACGCTATTTAACCATTGTTGCTGACAAGTTATATCGTCCAGGTTTTTACTACCACCCCGGTCACTCCGCTCTCCAAATGTCTGCGTGGTGTCAGAAAAACTGGAAACCCGCCGAACTCAACAGCACAAATGATTACTCAGCTTTCGACCAGTCTCAAACCGGTGAAGCACTTGCCATGGAGATCCTTAAGATGCGTACTTTCCACATCCCGGAGCATGTCATTCTCTACTACGAGGAACTCAAACTGTCCTTGACGTGCCAGTTTGGTGCTCTTGCTGTCATGCGATTCACCGGGGAAGGTCCCACCCTCCTTTTCAACTCCGATTTCAACACCGCGTTGGTAGGGTGTCAATATGAGATGCC